TTTTATCTTCATTAATTCCTAAAGTTTTATCAGCTCTGAGTTTTGTTACTAACGCATCTATCTCCCCCTCACTTGGCTGTTGTTCGCATTCATTCCAGACTTGTAATAGTGCCTGTTGCACACTTACGCTATCGGGGTAAGCGGTGCATTTTTGTATTTCTTTAATTCTATCTGAGTTCATCTCTTCTGGTTTAGTATTTTCAAATTAATGGCAGCAAATAATGTTTAGTGCCAATATTTAGTACTTTCATGTCTATCTGTTTAGTAGTTCCCTTTTAAAAATTAATATCCTTTTGTAAGTAATCGAATCTATTGAGGCGGTTGTCAGTTCCCACCCTTGCTTTCCGAGATTATTTAGAATAAACTCTTCATCCATTACTTTCAATATTTTGTATTCAAACTTTTTCATAGTCTATCTGTTTAGTTCCTTAATGGCTGCTTTGAAGCCTGCTTTGAAATCCTTTTTAGCATCAACTATTCTGCCAAGTGATACGAATTGTTCTGAATAATTTTCAGCCATTCTATCTATCTTCCCCTCCGATACGGTCGGGCGGGTGAGTTTCTTAAAGTATCGAATAGGTAGTGCGTTCCCCGGATCAGTAAAAAACTCATATCCGTCCTTTTGACCACATTCAACATACACCTCTTCCCCTGCTGAGGAACTTGGCTGTTGTGGGGGTGAGTTCCCCAACCCATTACAATCTTCGCATATATATGGATTTGGTGGATCACATCTATCATGTCCGTCATATCCTGTTCCTTGACATCTTTTACACACCGCCCCCTCCGGTTCAAGCTGCTCTATGGCTGTTGCGATTCTTCTTGCAACTTCTTGTAGTGTAATAGTAATAATCCTGCTTCTGCATTTAGCATCATGCAATATCTCAAGTATCTTGTCTTTCATAGTCTATCTGTTTAGTAGTTCCTTAATGGCTTTGGCTAATCCATCTCTCCAAGATTCATATTCTTTTCTATTACGTATGCTTAATGGAGAAGAATATCCCTCTATTGCTTTTGTTATATCATTTTCAGATATGATGCAGCTTGATCCTTTAAATCCAGCAATGAATCCATCTATTACATCCCAATGCTGATTCCTGTCAGCATAATTTTCCTCCGCATATTTAGTTGCTTTATCATATATCTCCTCCTCCGATACGGTGGGGCGGGTGAGTTTAACATCCATAATCCGATCTTGTAAACAAAATAGTAATTCAAGTGCATCTTCCGATGATAGTTTTTTCTTATAATCCCATTTCCGTAACCCTGAATTAATAGCATCTAACAAATCGGTTTCTATTCTATCCACCTCTTCCCCTGCTGAGTCACTTGGCTGTTGTGGGGGTTGGGTTAGTTTCTTTAACCACCACTTAGGGAAAACCAAATTATCTCTTGTCGGATTCTCAATAGAATACCAATGACCAGCAAAGAACCAACATCTTTTTGCGCCTGAAATTGATGTAATATACCAACCGGATTCTTTAGGGTGTTCATCTCTTGCGTCAACTTGAATATACTCCCTCTCCGGTTCAACCTGTTCTATGGCGGTGACAAATAAATCTATATTCGGAAATTCCGCATAACCGCAAAGCCAATCACTGTATTGCTGTTTATACGCCTTTAATACATCGGCTATCTTCTCGTGCTTCGTTTTCATGATTTTGTTTTTAGTTTGTACCTCCGGTGGGACTCGAACCCACACGCTAATGCGCTGCCGCTTAAAAGCAGTGTGTCTGCCAATTCCACCACAGAGGCGTTTAGGTGTTAGAGCAGACTTGAACTGCCGATCTTCTGCTCCACAGGCAGACGCTTTAACCAACTAAGCTACTAACACAGTCTTAAATGTATCCCGACGCAGACTCGAACTGCGGTTACTAGGATGAAAACCTAGCTTCCTAACCCCTAGAAGACCGGGACATTTAAACAACAGGTTTAACCTATTAAATTTATTGTTAGTCTGGATGAAGCGATTCGAACGCCCGAACACGTGACCCCAAATCACGCCCATATGCCAACTGTGGAACACCCAGATATAAAAAACCCTCTAGGTGTACGAATCCTAGAGGGTTTGGTTTAAACACAGATTTCTTCCATTACCCTCTGTTCGATGGTTCCTCTGGAAGTAAATGTAAGCTTGTTGTTTTCATAGTAATACAAAGGTAATACTATTTTCTTACTAAACAAGCAGTCTTGGTTCTTCATCAAAAAGTTCTTTGTACACTGTAACAGCGTCCTCGAACCTTTTCTTCTTGACACTCAGCTTCATGAAAGATTCGTAAATCTTCTTAAAACCGGTTTCAGGACTGTCCTTTGCATCAACTTTTGCTTTTTCAAAGGTTGCTTGCTCAGTCTCATAATCCTCAAGTGCTTTCGCTACGTCTATCTCAGCTTGACGCTGAAGACTTTTAGCTGCACGATTGATTTTCATTGAGTCCTTAGTCTTTTCAATGGTTTCCCAAAATGCAATAAGTTTATTCTTAGCCATGTTTCTGTTTTTATGATAATAAATAATAAATTTCTTCTTCTTCTCTTACTTCTTCCCATCTTTGTACCTCTTTTGATATAGCTTTAGCCTTTGCTATTTCCGCTTGAAAGTCAACCTCAGCTTGTAAAGTAATATGAGTATTATACACTTGTTGTTGTTGCATTTGTCGCTGATAATCAAAGGGATCACATTGACCCACTCCATTTAGTTGAGAAAATGGATCACTAAAGCTTCTACCATAGTTACTTTTACCATGAAATGCTTCGTTGCTGCTCGTCTTCTAAGAATTTGTTAGCTTGGCTAAAATGTTTATTTCCAAAGAATCCTGTATGTACTGAGAAAGGAGAAGGATGTGGTGAATATAAAGCAAGATGTTTTTCGTTCATACTCAGAATGGCATTTTCAGCTTTCTTTCCCCATAGCATCCATACAATAGGTCTATCCTGCTGTAATAGCTGTAATATAACCTCACTTGTAAACTCTTTCCAATACTCAAGATGGGAACCGGGATCACCCTTACGCACAGTGTGTGCTGTGTTGATAAGGAGTACTCCTTGTTCTGCCCATCTCTCTAATTCAGGACTCTGATTTAATTGAAAACCATTATGTATATCGTCTTCCACCTCTTTCAGAATGTTCTTCAAAGAAGGTGATATTCTCAAGCTCTCTCTATTAGAGAAAGCAAACCCATCATAACTACCGTCATGATATGGGTCTTGTCCAAGAATCACCACCTTTACTTTGGAGAGTGGAGTAGTACGAAAAGCTTTAAATAGTGTATCAGAACCTTTCTCAGGATATACTGTATAAATATTCCTTTCTTTCGCTATCTCTTGTCCTATCCGCTTCCAATAAGGCGTTTGAAACACATGATTTAAAGCTTTGTACCACTCCTCTCCAAATAACTGTTTTAAGTCCATTATACAGGGTCTCCTGCTCCTCCGGGTGTTACATGTAGATGTCTTTCTTCAGGTGGATATTGTTCAAGACCACCTGTATCAGCAGCTTCAACACCAAATCCTTCATCAGCATGTTCTTCATCTATTTCAAGAGAACTTATACCAGCTACATCACACATAAACTTATGGAGATTCTGATGATCTTCTATATGATTAAGAGGATGAGAAGTCTTTAATGACTCTGTAACATTGTTATAAAGATCCCAAAGTGTATTTCCTCTGAAGTTTGGTGATTCTTTCATCTCTTTCTTGATTATTGAAAGTTGATTAGGAGTTACCATTTCTTCTTCAAAATACATTATTCCCATAAGTTCAGCTTTTTGTTTTTGATTTAATTGATAATCTTTCATAATATCAATTTCTAAAACAAGAGGACCAAACCCTCCTCTCATAGCCATAATAGCTTCTTGAGTTTTTTCAGTTAACTCTTCTTGAATACTTCCTGTATGTTTACGTCTGAATGAAAGCATATCACCATCAACAACTCCATTTCCACAAACCATTACATTTAATCCTGCTGCAATACCCGCAGCCATTGATTTATCATAGCTATTTTTATAGCCTAACATCATCTCAAGACCAAAATCAGGATCAGTTTCTATTCCTCTATATTTCACACTCGTAAATCCTACAAGTTTATTACCATTACGGTTAGTATAAACTCTATTACTGGTTACTCTTAATCCAGCAACTTCAATTTGTTCTCTTATAGTATTGATAAAATAGCTATGGGGAATTGGTGAATATGTTTCCGTCCTTGCTGGTACAGGAGCTGACAGTGCTACCTGTTCTCCATTCATATTAATTCTTTCTGACATAATATAGTTTTTTAGTTTTCTAATTGTACATCTACTCCGGTTTCACGAACTCTGATAAAAGCATCTGCTGCTGTATAAGCATCACCTGCTGCTTGTTTATAGTCTGAATTTTCTCTAATGAGTACTGAATAACATTGTAATGCTACTTCATCTCTCAGTACTAATTGCTGTTCATGAAGTTCAGCATTTTGTTGTTGGAGAGCTTTAATAAATTCTCCAGCTTTTAAGAGTGCATCTTTATAGAATTCTTCAACTACTTCATCTTTAGCTTCAATAATAGCTTCCTCAAAAGGCTTTTCAGCCTCTTGAGTGTTTTTTTGTCCATCTTCCATATTGTATATTATAAATTTCATTTATTAATTCTGGTTTAGAAGCCAGTTCTGTACCTTCTGGAAGTTTCATCATTAGATGTTCTTCCAACTTCTTTTTCAGCTCTTCGTCAAGCCTTATCACCTGCATAGTTGCAGCACTGTCTTCACCACCGTAAAACTTCAATATACGTTGTCTTAACGCCTTTGAAAATAAAGAGTATCTACCTTCTTTGAAATTGAATACATCTAATTCAAACTCCTCTGGAATTCGAAATGTATACATTACATGGTAGTTATCACAATCCTCATGTTTAATAAACAAAGGATTAATTATTAATGTTTGTTCAAATAATTTATATGATTCTGTCCCTGTGAATCTGTATTTTAAAGATATGTGTTTTCCCTCGTTGTCTATATATGCGTTTACAAAATAGGTTTCATACATTAATTGATCCTTGCTTTTTCTTAAAACAGGAAGTAGAAACCGAGATGTCTTATTAGGTAATGAACTAAACAATAATATTGACTTACTTTTCTTAGCAACAACCATATATACAATTTCATATACGGATTCTAATGTTCCAACAGAAACAGAATATTTATCTCCGATATTAAAAACATATTTATCTTCAATAGAAATTGATTTTACATGATCATCATTTTCATCCATTTGGATGTCAAGAAACGCAACAGAAGAAGTATCAACATACAGTGTTTTACCGTTAACTGCTTCAAGCTTAATGCTCTTTTCGTTAGACAGTTTAATTACATTTGCTTTTACTTCTGACATTGGTTATAGTTTTAAAATTTAAACGTAAATGCGTCAATGTCTACCTCACCATTTCTCTGGTAAACATCATAACTATAGTCCCATTGATTATTTTTCGTATGCCATTCTAGCTCTGCTGCTAATTGTGTGTAACCTTTTATTTTCCAGTTGTTATCAAGATACCCCATAGTTGGAGTACTCTGACCTGCAAGTGTTCTATATTGTTTACCATGAATCCCGGCTGCTAAGTCATTATCAGTCATCTGATAAATCTTTGGTGGATACCATAAGTTAGTATCTGCAAAAATAAATTTGAAATTATCAATTACATAATCATCTGCGATTGCTTCATCCAATGCTTTATTTACAGCCATAAAATACATAGCTCCCTGTAGATATCTTTTATACCTCCAATAAGATTTCATGAAACTTTCTGCTCCTGTTTTTAAATCAACTGGTTCTATTGTCTTAGTTTTATGATTGATTCTTATAACATCCAATACTGATTTTGCCACTGTTACACATGACTGTCCATTATTTACAATTGAATGATACATTAAGTCCCATAAAATACGAGGTTGAAATATAAGGTCTACACCATCTTCAGGTACAAAATATTTCTTTGTGAACGGATTACTTTGTAATGTACTGACTATCTGGTTTACTTTAAATAGGTCTTCTACATCTAAAATCTTTTTTCCTTCTGCTGCTTGTATTGCATCATAATATTCTTTTCCTTCTTTTTCGAACTTTTTCCATGTTGCATCTTCACTAATTTTAAATTCTGATGCTAACCATGCATGATGTTTATCGCCTTTTTCTAAATAAACATTAACAAACTTTTGCATCATATCACTATTAGGTTTACTGGTACTCATTACGTAAATCTGTTCATCGAATACCTCTGGTTGTGTTAGCTGTATATCCACTGCACTACCAATTGAGATAGCAGAGGAATCTGGGTCCTCTGCTAAACTCGCTTGATATGATTGTGGACTTTCTGCTAACTTAGATAGTCGTGAATAACTTACTCCTTTGGTATCTTTAAATACCTCTTCGGAAACTGTTTTAATCATGATATAACTAAGTTTTCATTTAATTTCAATGCAACTCTTTCTTTTACTTTCCGATCATGTTCTATAATCTCTGTAAAAGAATTAGTTTTTATTGTATAAGGAAGAGTATAATAACCCTTCATTTCTTCATCAGTTACTGTTTCTAATTCAATATCTAATTCTCGTATAGCTCTGATAACATGAGTTCTTACTGCCTTTCTATTGTGCTCAGTCATATAAGCAGGGCTTACAAACTTCTCTTTAGACATAAGAATTTTAATCTTATCAAGATCAATATATGTTTCATAACCATCAAAATTAATTGAATTAACATCTTTCATTTTAACAACAGCTAATGCAAAAATATCAACAGGATTAATTACAATTCCACCAACATTTCTACTATTATATCTTAATGATCCTACAGCAACTTCTTTACGAGCATTTAAACCAAGAAGACTAAGCATTGATAAAACTAATGTATTTAAACCAGCATCGTATATTCTCGCATTACGATTATATACAAGCATATCATGAACAGCGTTTATATTAAGATAAGGTTTAATAGTTTTATCTCGATAATAGTCAGGATGATTACTAAGAAAAAAGTCTTCACTTCCTTGTGCTTTAGCAGAAAGAAGTTTCAGTAATGGAACATATCCTGTTTCAGAATTATAATTGAAATGAACTAATGTTTTACTATTAGAAGCTTCATTTGTGAACCTTTGTGATCCATATAAAATAAAATTACTCATTCTACTGAATTTGTTAAAAATAAACTTCCGATTTCTTCATAATAAAAAGGTAATTCTACCTCATCCTTGATAAGCCAGTTAGTAAACCCTTGTACCATTTTAGCTGCAATTGCTGCTGCAAAGTGAGTTGTTTGTTTATAACTACAATTTGTATCTGGAACTTCAGAGTCATCAAAAAGATATTCTTTTTCATAACGATCTGCATGTTCAGGAGTTACAAAAAACACTTGAAGTTGTTCAGCAAGCAATCTACCATCAATAAAAATAGCTTGTTCAGGATTAGAAGCTGCTTCACTCTTCCAATTTTCAAACATTACTTTACGAGCTTCCATGTTATCAAATGCTGAAAACATTACAGGACTCTTTAAAGAATCTTTAACATACTTTTCATTTTGACAAGATAATCCTGTATATTGACTAAAACGATCTACTATATCTTCTACAGCAACAACTTTTGATTTATTAATATGTCCAAATTCAAATAACTGTCCAGCCATATTTACTTCCTCAACTCTATCAAAGTCATAAAGAAAGATATAGCCAGTTGACGGCAACATCCTCGCAAGGAATAATGTCAACCAGCTACCAATTCCACCTGCACCGCCAATAATGACGGGCATATTGAAATTGTCTACTTTCTCAAACCATGAAGCGTCTCGAAATCTTGATTTCTTAACGTCTATGTTTTTCATTATTTTATATCTTCAAATTCCATTTCTAATGTTTCTTCTTCGAGTTGTTCACTAATTGCTTCTTCTTCGCTTTTCTTATAATAGTTAAGACCAAATTGCTGAATTACATCTGTAATACCTTTACAAATTTCAGTAAGTTTTTTATTATGAACAAAACGAAGTAATGAGTCTATTACTTCACCAAGAACTATTTTCATTTCATCTCCTTCTAGAGATGTATCAAAATAATTTTCAATAATGATTTCCATATTATCAGCTAACCAATTATAGTAAAAGTCAATATCCTTTTCTGGTGCATCTGACAATTGATAGAGAATTGCATAAACACTTCTCATTTCACTTAAATCAGTAGTAACAGAAAATAAATTTCTTGCAAGTTTTACAACTTCACCATTTGTTAGATTACGTGGATCAGCATCAATTAATGATGTACCCGGAGCAGGTAATGATCTATATTTTTCTGCTTCTGTATCAAAAGATTTAGTTTTATTATTCCACTTCCAAGTTCCTTTGGGTATATATGCTTTTTGTTTTTCTGATTTAGCTCTTTCAGCTATCTTTTCAACAAGACTGTTATACCTCTTATAGAAAATCGGATCTTCATAATCATAAAAAATATCCATTTCTACTACAACCATTGCTTTTTCAACACTGTCTGTTTTAAAATGTTCTTTTTTACCTTTATCATTTGTAAAATTCATCTTAGATGAATTATGTACATCTGAAAGAAATGCAACTTTTGCTACATATTTTCCTGCAAAATTTACAATTAATGATAGATAATAATTGTGCTTATCAACATTATCTTGGAGTTCATCATCATCTGTACCACTAAAATATGCATTCATATTATGGTGAGTATGAATATGACCTGTCTTATACTCCATATACTCTTCAGGTTTATTATCATAGTAATCTACAATATCACCATCAGCTTCATATTCAGTATAAGCACCACTACCAATATCCATTAAAAAGATGTCTTTAGCTTCAAGAACAAAATCTTTTGGTTTTGTTGGATTGCCACTTTTTACATCATATATTAACATTCCTGACCATTCTTTTGTACCAACCCTACCATGTAAATAGTTAATCTGGGTAATTAAATGATTTGGAAGTATAATTCTGCCATTATCTTTCATTTTAATAACAGGATATACAACTTTCTTCTTTTCGTCTTTTTTATACATTTTCGTTTTTTAGTTCTGTTAATAATAAGTATTGTATATATTTAGCAACAAGTAACATAAAATCAGGATGAAAACATGTAACATCTCTTTGTATAAATGTTGGTGCTCCAGTATCTATAATTTTAGGACGAATATATTCACCGTTCATATAAACTGGTCTTACAGATCTTATTCTTATTGTAGCAGTTTTGACTATCTCATCCCAATTACCAGTATATAAAACTCTATCTGAATTATCTCGTCTAAACGTATGTGAAATAGCTGAATATAAATAAACACTTAAACCATATTTACTATTAATGTTTTCAACAAATTTGTTATCAAATAAAGATATAAAGTTTTCAAAAAACTTAGTTTTATCTATAGTATAAATAACATTTTTACCTTCATCTAACGTTAAAGTAAATGCATCAAGTAAAATACTTGTATCATGTTTATTAAGTTCATTTATAATATCTTTTGCAGTTTCAGCACTATAACAAGTAATTGAAATTTCAGGATTACTAACATTAATTGATGAACCTGAATTTACACCAATACTTTCCATTTTATAATAAGGACCACCTTCAAGAGATTCCCAAGCAACATGATCGTACATAGCTATCATCATTGCTTCAAGTTCTAAATCATCTGTAGTAACACCTAAATGAGATAAAAAATGATTTGAACCCATACAAAAATTACTCCATCCAGCACGATTACCACCCGGTAAATGAGAATGCGAATATCCATAATATCCGTCTATTGGACTAAACGTTGTTCTTTTACCATATAAACTTGGTCCAATAACATATTTATTCTCTTGTACATAATATTTTCCATATAATGCTACAATAAGATTTTCAATAGTATGTTCAAGTTCTATTGAATTCTTAATAACTAAATTTGGATATTGAACAAATATTTGAAAATAATTTACATATGAATCATTATTAAAATCTTGTGAATATACAATTTCAAAATTTTCTTCATCATACACATTTCCGATAACAGCTTTAATATTATCAATAAATATTTTAGTGTTTTGAACTTTAGAAATTATATGTTTTTTAATTTTAAGTATTTCACTATAAGTAATATTGTATTTATAACGAATCCGAAAATCTTTACCTCCTGATTCAAGAAGTCGTTTTTTATCTACAATTATAAATTTACCACTAGGTAATTTATCATTAATTTGAGGACTAATATGTAAATCACTTACATTGATAAGATTAAACATAGCTCTTGATTTAACATTTGAACAATCATCAAAATCTACACTTAAAGGATTCATATTTTTATCATATAAAACAGCATCACTAAAATAATTTACTGCATTACCAGTATTTCTATCATTAGAACAATTTCTATATATGTTATTAAGAATACCTGATTTATCAGCATCAGTTGATAAAATAGAATAATGATTATTTCTTCCAACAGCAATAAACATATCATCAGGTGTAATCTGCATCATATAAGGATCTCCTTTTTTCTCTTTTCTTGCAAGTCTTTGTAAATGCAAAGGCATGCCTCTTTTTATCTTTCTTGCTATTAGCTCTTCTTTAGATTCTGGAAGTGATAAATCTTCTTCTACTTTTGGTTTTGTTGTTCCCCTACGTCTTTTTTTTACTGGTGTATCTTCAGTAGGAGTTACAGTCATACTATTTACATATGTTTGATTATCAGAATTAGTACTTATTCTTGCTGATGCTGAATAAGTAGCATTAGTAGTAATATTACCAACAGACCACGCATCTACAAATTCTTGTGGTGTTACTCCATTTGGTATATAATCCACATTTCTAATAGGATTTGGAGCATTTTCAGATAAGTCTCTTACTATTTCTGCAAGTCCTTCTCTAGTCAATGGTCCAGTATACACTGCTGGTTCTACCTCTTCCTCTACCTCTTCCTTCGCCTCTTCTTCTTCTGTTATCAAATCCATTATACTTTCTAATTCTTCTTCTGAAGTAGGTTCAGGAATCATTTCTTCTGCCTCTTCTTCTGGAATACTTATTTCTCGTTGTTGTATATTGGTTATATCTGCTTGGAGAGCTTCTCCAAGTCTTTCCATTTCTTGTTGACTAAATGACATATCTTTCTGGTTATTTAAATTAATAAAAAAGGTAGCTGTAGCTTTTGATGACTACAGCTACCTGTAATCAATTTAAAGCTTCAAAGACTTCTTGATATCCTGAATTTCTTTGTCAAGATCATCAACAGATGTCTTGATTAGATACTCAGTAGCATCCTCAACTACAGTTGCACTACCTGCGTTAGCGATAATAGTGTCAATTGCTTCATTGATCTTAGTACGAGCTTCTTCAATAGCTGCAATACGATCATCCCCTACTGGTGCAGATTTGGGACTTGCTGGATTCATATTATTGTAGTATGCCTGAACTTCTTTACGAATTTGTTCAGTTCCACCACTCATAGGAATACCGGCATTTTTCTTCTTATTCAAATGGGAAGCATGACTTCTCAGATCATTGTAATTTGCAGTCGCAATGTCTTTCAGTTTGTTTTTAGCCATTCCAGATTTAACTTTTTCTGGGACAAGAAACAACACGAAATCTTCAGCAGAAAGAAGTGCTCCGTCATCTTGCAGAGTATTCTTTGTTGATCTAACAACAACTCTCATTCCATCCCACTTAATATCTTTCATCTCAGTTTTCAGATCACCGAATGTACGAGCATCTGATTCTGCCTTAATAAGGTCTTTCTGCGATGTAAGCTTTAGCGTTACTTTTCTTTTACTACTCATGAGTATGTACTTTTAAATGTTAACAAAAATAAATTTTGAATACTAGTTTTCTCTCCTGTACGGTATCTACCCAAACATACCGTGTTGCTCCACTTTCTATTACATAATCAGGATTATCATCTGGGATAACCCCACATTCCTGTAAAGCATCTTCAAACCATTTTCCTCATAGCCACATATTCCGTATATCGGGCATTTTTCCTCGTTTGATTTCATGAATATCAACGGAAACTCCGATAACCATACGTTTAGCAAAACCATGAGAAAGAGTAAAAAAATCCTCTCTAGTAATTTGTTCTTTTATGTATTTGGATAAATATTTGTGGAAGTATTTAGTTATTGTACCTCTTAGTCTATAATGCAAAGTTGCATTATACAGTCCTTGTCCGTTAATTGTCCAATATTTCGGTTTTCCTGTTTTTTTTGACTTTTTTGCTGTACAATATTTTTCCTGATGTTCAGGAATCGTTACTAAGATCATCATAAGGGTCAACTCCTCCTACATATGTATTTGTTTCTGAGAGTCTAATGTCCTTTATGCCTTCTTCAGCATTAAGACGAAGACGATCTTTGTTGATTTCTTTATTCAAAACACCGTATCGTTCACATAGTTTGGCTCTAGCAATAATATTATTGGGAGCCTCTATTACTACAACGTTGGGTTTGAGTTCATTATCAATTATTTTAACGAATGAACATATATATCTTTTATTACCTATTCTTACTGTCATCTTCTAAAAAATTAGATACAAGTGAATCAAAGTTCTTTAGTCCATATTTTTCTACATAATCTGATGGGTCTTTAGGTTCATTTCTAGGATTGTAAGTTATTCGAAGATCGAATTTATTACTAAACTGTAATGCTCCTCTTATACCAGCTTCATCATTATCAAACCAACAATAAATGTTCTCAAATCGTGTTTTGAGTTTATCCATTACTAGTTCTGGAATATATGAAAGTTCACTGTTAGGCGCAATTGCCCAATACCCCAATAGATTAAAAATTAATATGTCCTTATAACTTTTGGTTACAAAAAGAATCTTTCCATACTTAGGTAACAAAGTCCAACCTTGAACAATGGTGTAATCCACGTTTGAAATGAATTTCCCATTTTTAACAAGTGGAAAATAGAGTTTCCTTCTGAACACATCTTCACTCCAGTAATAGTCTATAGAATATCCAATCATGAAAGGGTTAAGAACATAAGATGCTTGTTCCTTTCGTTCACTAGATATACTATAGTTACTAATACTTTTGATATTATGATATTCGAGAAGTCGTAAAGGTATACCATATTTAGACCAGTACTTAATATCAAGCTTAGTCCAAGGTCTTGGTTTGATCTTGATTATAGTAGGTTTCTTTTCATGTTTGTATAAGTCAACACTGGACTTCTCCGGTATTACCAGAGAAGGTCCAGAGTTACTAATATTCCCTCCGAGTCCTAAATTAAAATCTTCGTTAACCTTTTGTAAAGCTCCATTGTAGTCTGTATTAAACTTCCTAGCAATAAAATCGAAAATTCTATAACCTTGTTCACCAAAATCTTTATATAATAAATCTCCTTTCCACATTATAATATGACACGATGGTTTTGGATCACTCCTAAACTCACTACTAAACATCTTTCCAAGTTCTTTAAAACCTGAAGCATATGCTTTAAACAATTGATAACTATCTAATTTACTAAGAATGTTTTCTTTTGTTAGTGATTTCTCACCATACGTAAATGCCATATTATTTATTTAAAATGGATCTGGTTCTCCATCACCCTCTTGATTATCTTCAAGTTTACCACTATCTATCATAACAGTTGGTTCAGTCCATTCTTGAAATGTAAAACTGTTAGAGAAGTCTTCTTTGGGTGGATAACCTTCTTCTGATTGTCTTTTAATATGATTCTCCCAATAAGTTGTTCTTTTATTGGTAGCTCTATCAAAATACCTTGTGTAAGCAGATTGATATTTACCATCTCTTACAGTCAATAGTACTTTAACTTCATTGTTTGCATTACTTGCCAGTAAACTACGTAATTCAGCATAGTTACCATCAAATAAAGCAGCAAAGTTGTCCAATTTAGCTTCGTCTCCGGGTTGAACATTCAACCAATTAACAAGAAACATATGAACATCACCTTCACCTACATAACATTTTCTAGCTGTAGTTGCATCAAACCAAGCGAATTGATCAGGAGCTGCATCAGGCTCACCCCATGCTGTTCTACCTACATCATTGATCCACTCACCTTTTGTACCAGCTTGATTAACACGGTGCTTGTTCTCAAGGAAAAAAGCAATCTTGGTACGAAGTGACTTACCTTGCTCATCTTCTCCTGCGAGAAAGAAATCAAAACGAAGTTTTTTCACTTCACCATCCATTGTAATATAAACAGGAGCGTTTTTTGGTCTATAACCAATAGCTTCCATTTCTTCTTTTGTAGGATTAATTGCTACAACCTTTACATTTCTGAGTCCAGTGTATAATTTACCCTCTTTAACAACTGCCGTTTGTGACGAATTTGAATTTATTGCCATTATACTATAATTTTAATGGTTAATATTAGAGTTTATTCCCCTGCATAATAAGCGTTGATCTTCTTAATTACGTCATTCAGGTCATTGGGAATATTCAGGTTCTCGAACATACCTCTGGGTGACTTACCCGTTGTAGTTCCATCATTCTGGGTTATAAAAGTATAGTTCAACTGGTCTTCGTTTTGGACCTTCTGTATATCTGTAAATAATACTACTGTAAATAACCCTTCTAGAGTTACTTTCTCATCTAGCATTTTCCCTATCGTTTTTATCTTTCTCTTTGGTTGAAAATTCTCTGTAATGATCTCATCATGACATAGAAAGAAAACTTTCAAATCATCACGTAAATCACGAGCCTTGGTAATAACGTTCCAAGCATGTTTAGCAATGTCTGTAAATTTTTGCCAACCACTTTCATCTGATCTGTTCATAAATTCTGAACTCATCAAATACTGGAAATCATCTATAATTATCTGCTTAATCTCAGGTCTACTCTTGCTAATGTAATCTAATACTTTAACAATCTTCTCTGCATCATAGGTAATTAAGAAATTTCCTCCTTCTTGAATACCAGCAGTATACTTCGCTTTCCAACCTCGAAAAGGAAGCGGTTTATTAGTCATACCAATAATAACCGTTTCCTTCGAATCAAGATTTTCAATTGAAGTAGACTTACCAGTACCTGTCTGTCCGACTACTGCAATAATTTCACTCATAAAATGTAAAAATTAAATCCAGAAAATTTGATTAAATAATCTTCTAGTGATGTACCATAAGCATCTTTTGGATTACTACCATTAATGAAATAACGCTGTACTCCTCTTGCACCTGCAAGGTGAGCTGCTGCTAATATTCCACTTTTTGTAATGATTGTTCCTTTAATTAATTTACCGTTATACTTATGAATTATATCTTGAAGATATAACTCATTTTTAGACAATAAAATAATCATAGCAGCGTCTTGGTCTGTTTCTGACCATATGGATGGATTCTTAATGAAATCACCAAATTTCACTTCAGAATATCCACATGATTTTCTTGCTGCATATCCAAATTGATACTTTCCAATGTATCCATATTTGTTATACGCTTTCGGGTTATTCCTTGATTCATTGTGACCAATGGCATCAAGAAACCGACTGAGTTCTTTTGAATTGTTCTCTTCTATTCTTAGTTTTGATAGAGTTCGATAATGAATCCAAAATTGCTTTTCTACAACCTCATTAGACAGGTTGGGGGCATAAACTTTAACAAATAGTAATAATACAAATACTAGTAAGAGTACTTTTCTCTTCTTCATAGTGTTTGTTTTCGTTTAACATCAATCGAAGTCAACGACACGATTGTATTTCAAAAGGTTCTTCATCTTAGCAACCATAGGATCACCATCTCGAACCTTGAGGTAATGCCAGTATATTAAACCATCAACATCCCAATCACTAGGACCGTAACGATCAAGTTTTAACATATCTGGTCGATGTGTTATCATAAACACATCTGAGTATTGATATAGTGCATCTGCACCAAATACATCCGATTTCATAGGAAAATGTAGGTTTTTATTTTGAATCCTATCTACATTCTCAATCCCTCTGTTTAACTGACTTACAATTATAAATGAGGATTTTATTTTCTTTTTTAATTCATTGAAGGCTGCTGCTAGTTCATATAGAACATCCAGTGTCTTCTGCTCTCCGAATTTCTTTACTAATATACTATGGTCAAGTGTGACCAATATCCCTCTATATTGATTCTCTGGCATCTCCATTGCGAAGTGCTCAATCGTGTTAATTATCTCTTTCACTGTTCCGGGTATATCTACATACCATACGGGACTGTCTTTAATTGATCTTGCGTATGCTTCAGCAGCCTGATATTGTTCAGCTGTGAAATTCCTTTCTGGTTCTTCTAAATCAGCACTGTACATCTGCTTTACACTGACATTCATTGCTTTTGAAATCTTTCTACCTATCAATCTACGTGCTGCCATCTCAAAGTTGAAAGACAGTACAGCAAATTTTTCAGTTGGGTTCATTTCAAATAACCCTGTTTCTAATTCATTAAGGATAGCTGTTTTACCACTACCAGACATTCCAGCAACAGTAACTATACTACCCCATTCAACACCATTCATAGAAGCTGTATTAAACTTTTTCCAAGGTGTTAATAGAGATTTGATATTGCCACTCATTCTACCTCTGATATACTTTAACTCTTGACGAGCAGCATCTTCAATAGTAATAAGTTTCAATTTCTTTTCAGATGAGTCTATCATATCTACTTGGTTTGGACTGTTCATCTTTTTCCTTCAACCCTTCACACTCTGAAGCAAGAGTTGACCCTGAATCTTTTTTCTCAATAAAATAATGTGCTTGTTGCATGTAGTTGTACCCTCGGATGGCAAACTTATCTACGTAATTCTTTGTGGCTTGAAATATTTCTTCTTTCGTAAACTCTGGATAGAGTTCGGCAAATTTAGTCATTTTTTTCAAACCTTCCAAACGATTACCACGATAACGATAACCTGCTGTATTTGAGCCTTCTGGAAATAAATTTCTCCATGAATCAAACCACAAGTATACGTCACTTTCTTTCTTTTTCTTAGGTTTCTTTACATATTTTGCAAAGAACTCTTCTCCTGATCTACGTAATGTTATTTCGAAAGGAGCTGTTCCATATTTTTTTATATATCCAGTTCTTTCGAGTACTACTACAGCATTAGTAAACATTAAATAATTCTGTTCGTATAACAATCGTATCCAATCAAGATTTCCTTCATACACATGAACGAGGAGCATGAACTCATAAACTGATAGTCTATCAATCCCTGCTCTCTCGTATGCTTCAAAATAATCTCCTAACATTTTTCTGTAAAATTGAGTTTATTACTTAGTACAACATCACTGTTGATATAAGTAGCATCATCCAGATCAAAACCTTTACTCATTGTCTCAAACCATTTTTCTGATTGAGTACCACGTACTACTATAAACCACATTTCAGCTACATCACCTGATGCTAATCTATCAAGTCTTCCTTTCTTCTGTTGTGATCTAGTCTTGGAACCTACATAAGATTCCATTATACCATGAGTTGCACCTTTAAGGTTTAACCCAAGTGTAAGAGATTGACAACTACCAAGTGTTCTTATCTTACCTTCATTAAACTCTTTCATTCTATTCTTATTAACAGTTTCGCTGTTATGAGAGTGAACTGTATGAGTTGTAATCTTTTCAATCTGCTTTGTCAACTCTGAAAATATCAAAGTTTTCGCACTCTTATCAGACTCAAGTATTTGAGTATTGAGAAATTGTGCTATCATAGCAGTAGATTGTAATGATTGTAAAAACTCTTTGCGATATTTAATTGAGTTCAGATACATCATAGCAGCAAACTTTTGTTCTTTATCACCCATACCTTTCCAAAACCAATTACCAGCATCAGTAAACCAATCGTTTGATCCTTGAGCCATCATCATTTTTTGACCAGCTTCAAAGCGTTTAGTTAGATACTCATAATGATCAGCTTCACC